GACCGCGACCACGGCCGGCAACCCGCTGACCTCCATCGACCCGGCCTAAATGTTCTTCCTGCTCGTCAACGCCACCGGGCCGACCGGGGCTACGGGCAACGTTGTCGAGGACGAAGGCTCGCCGGCCATCGTATCTGCACAGCAAGCCACCGCTTCGGGCGTGGCTTCGATTGCCGTATTCACGACTGGCACCGGCTTTGTGACAGCCGGGCCCGCGACCGGTACCGGCACGGCCAGTCTGATTGCGCCGGTTCACGACATCACCGCGACGGTGACTGCACAGACCGCGCTGGTCACGGGGTCGGGCTCGATCAATGCCGGGACCTCGCCGGTCATAGTCGTGGCGACGGGCTCGCCCCAGGCCGGGGCGGCAACCTCGAGCGGCGTGCTAGTGCTGGTCGGCAACATAGTTGCCTCGGTACAGGCACAGGACGCCACCGTGGATGCGACGGCGACGGTTTCGAGTGAGGTCGTCGACATCGATGCCGAAGTCTTTGCACAGGACGCGACCGTGACAGCCAATATCAACGACGGGCTCTGGATCACCGTGCGGGTGCGAGAGTCGGACTGGATAAGGATCTACCCTAATGGCTGATAACTTCACCCCGCGCCTCAACCTGACGAAAATCGAGGTCGGGGCTAGCGAGGATACGTGGGGCGAAAAGCTCAACGACAACTCGGACACGATCGACGCGCACTTTGATGCGGGCCCGGCACTAAAGATTACGAGCGGGGGGACGGGCGCGGTCGATGCGGCGGCGGCCAGAACAAACCTCGGACTCGACACGCTCGCGATCCAGGCGGCGAACAATGTCGCGATTACCGGCGGGACCCTCGATGGCGTGGGCTTCGTCCGCATGACGGCTGCGAACCCGTCGGTGATGTGGGGCGAGACCGACGCATCGGTCGGAAATAAGAACTGGCAGATGCAGCCGGTCGGCGGAGTCATGGTACTGCGCCTGTATGACGATGCGTGGTCATCGTTTGCCAACGGCTTCCTCATCAGCCGCAGCGGCAACTCGCTGACGACCTTCAACATCAACGGCACCATCCAGGCGAGTGGTAATGTCGTCTGGCACGCCGGCAACGACGGTGCCGGCTCGACGCTCGACGCCGATCTGCTCGACGGACAGCAAGGCGCGTTCTACACGAGCTCCACGAATCAGACCTCGGGCACGCTCCCGGTGGCGAGACTGCCGGCGAACGTGCTGCGCAATCAAGGCGCGTTCACGGGCGGCGAAGTGACGATCTCTGCGTCTGCACCGAGCGGCACTCCCGCGCCGGGCGACCTATGGCTGCAATATGTCTGATCTGACATGCCTGCTTCTGTAGGCGTTGGCGGCGTCAATCGCGCCATCATTGGCGTTTGGGTTGGCGTTGGCGGCGCGTGGCGTCCCGTGGGGCGCGGCGACGTGGGCGTGGGCGGCGTATGGCGCAACGCCATTGCAGCGATCACGCTCAATGACACGTACACCGTTGCAGACGCATCAATTTCGCCAGCGAACGCAACCGCCTCGTTTGAGCTAAACACCGACGGAAACATCAACACAGTGGGCGGGGCCGGCGCAATAACGGCCGGGCAGTGGACCGTGCCGGGCAACGATGCCTCGCAGTTTGAGGTCGTCGCCACGCTCACGAGCGGCGCCGTCAGCTCCGGCAGCTTCGGCACGTTGAATCTCGGCACGACGCGCCTATGGAGCAGGACTCAGAGCGTCGTCGGCTCCGCGTCGGTTCACTTCACGCTTGCGATTCGCAGGGTCGGCACGGGAGTAACGCTCGACTCGACTACGGTCACACTCGATGTCGAGGAGACGATCTAGTGTTCGTCAAGCTCGCCATTCCTCCGGGCGTATACCGTAACGCTACGCCCTACAGCGCGGGGCCGCGCTGGTACGATGTCAATCTCGTGCGCTGGATCGATGGGGCCCTGCTGCCGATCGGCGGCTGGCAGAAGTTCAGTGTCGCGCCCGTGGTCGGGACGTGTCGCGGCCTCTTTGCGTGGAAGGACAACTCGGCCGATGCGTGGCTCACCGTCGGCACCAGCGATCGCCTGTATGTACACGAGGGCGGTACGCTCACCGACATTACTCCCGTCGGCTTCGTGCCGGGGCAGACCTCGGCCCAGCCCGGGCGCGGGTTCGGTACAGGACAGTTCGGGCGCGGACTGTACGGGACCCCGCGCCTGACCGGGAGCGGGCTGGTGCTCGATGCCGCGACGTGGTCCTTCGATACGTGGGGCGAATATCTTGTCGCCTGCTCAACCTCGGACGGCAAGCTCTACGAGTGGCGGCTGATTACCGCCAATCCGGCCCAGGTCATTGCGAACGCACCGACACAGAACCGGGGCGTGTTCGTGAGCGAGCAACGGCACCTAGTGGCGATCGGGGCCGATGGCGACGGGCGCAAGGTGCAGTGGTCGCACAGCGAGAACAACACTCTCTGGGCGCCGGACGCGACCAATCAGGCGGGCGACTTCCTACTCAACTCCACCGGGCTTCTGCGTTGCGCGGTCAAGACACGGGGCGAGACGCTGCTGCTCACCTCCAACGACGCGCACACCATGCGCTACATCGGCTATCCGCTGGTATTCAGTTTCGAGCGGGTCGGCACGAACTGCGGCGTGGCCGGGCCCAATGCAGCGGCGAACGTCGAGGGCGGCGTGGTATGGATGGGTCCCGATGCGCGTTTCTATGCGTATGACGGGGCGCTGCGAAACATCCCCTGCGAAGTCGAGTCCTGGGTCGATACCGAGTTCAAGAAGCTCGGGCAGTCGGAGGTCTATGCCGGGACACTCGCCGAGAAGGGCGAAATATGGTGGTTCTTCCCGACGGCCGCCGTCACGAAGTACGTCATATTCAACTATCGCAGCAACACCTGGTCGATCGGTGAGCTCGACCGCCTCGCATGGATCGATCGCGGGGCGTGGAAGTATCCGGTCGGCGTCTCGAGCGCGGGCGATCTGTTCCAGCACGAGACGGGGCTGACCGATTCGGGCGAGACGCGGGTCGGACAGATATATGCCGAAAGCGGCGCGCTCGAGCTCGGCAACGGCGATCTGACGGCCGACGTGCTACAGGTCCTGCCGGACGAAAAGACACGCGGCGATGTGTCGATTCTGTTCAAGGCCGCCTTCACTCCGAACGGCAACGAGTTTGTCTATGGTCCTTACACCGTGCGCCCGGACGGCTATACCGACACGCGCGCGAGCGGGCGACAACTGAAACTGCGGATTGCGCCGGTCACGGACAGTGACTGGCAAGTCGGCACGTTCCGCGCCGAAGTGCGTCAGAGCGGCGGGCGATGAAGCAGGACCAGTACAAGACTGACCGCGACATTGCGGAGCTGCGTCAGAAGCTGTCGTTTTTCACGACCGGCATCGGGGCGCCGCAATTCACCCCGCCTGGCCGCGCGATCTATCTGCGTCTCGACGGGAGCACGAATACCACCTTGTACGTCTACGAAGGAACGGCATGGATTGCGAAATGACGTGGCAGGATTGGGTCCGCGAGGCGCTGTGTTACGACGTGGAGCAGTTCACGATGGAGGACATCGAGAGCGGGCTCGCGGCCGGAGAGTATCAGCTCTGGACCGACGAAAACGCAGCCATGGTCACGAGCGGGGTCCGTCTGCAAAGCGGCGGGGTCGGCGTGCAGGTGCTCGCGGCGGGCGGCGCTCACGAACAATTGATGGGGCTGCTCGACCGGGTCGAGGGTGAGGCGCGCAAAGCGGGCTGCGAGATCCTGACGACGGTCGGCCGCATCGGCTGGATCAAGGACGCCAAGATTCGCAATTGGGTTCACGTCGCGTCGGTCTACGTCAAGAGATTGGAGCACTAAGCTATGGCATGGGTCGGTCCGGCAATCGGCGCGGCGGGGTCCATTCTCGGCGGTATCGCCGGAGGCAAGGGCAGTCGCTCTCGGGGGCCGTCGGTCCCGCAGTGGTACTCACAAGGCGCGCAGGGGCTCGCTCAGTTCGGGCGCGGGCAGGCACTACAGCCCTACCAGGCCCCGCCTGGGGATCGGGTAGCGCCCTTCTCCCCGGACACGCTGGCGGCCTTCGACATGGTCCGTGGCAACGTGGGCTCGACTCAGCCCGCGTATCAGAACGCCATGGGGACGGCCGAGCGATTGCAGGGCTACAACGCCCCGACCGTGAACCCGCAGATGCTGTCCGGGGGCCAGTTCGGCCAGCAGGTTCGAGGCTACATGAACCCGTACACGGACAGTGTCGTCAACGCCTCGCTCGGGGATCTGGAACAGCAGCGGGCCATACAGTCGAACGTACTCTCGTCTCAGGCTCAAGCCGCCGGAGCGTTTGGCGGGTCCCGATTCGGGGTAGCACAGGGGCAATTCGAGGCTGATGCCTTGCGTAACAAGGGCCTGCTCGCCTCGCAGTTGCGCAATCAGGGCTTTGAGTCGGCCGCCTCGCGCACGATGCAGAGCATGCTCGCGAATCAGCAGGCCGGACTCACCGGCCAGCTCGCGAACCAGAACGCCTCGCTCCAGAGCGCCGAGGTGCAGAACCGCAATGCGTTCCTGCAAGGCATCCTCGGCGATCGGCTGGGAGCGGCCAATGCCCAGGACGCCGCCCAGCTCGGCAGTGTCGGGTCCGCACAGCAAGCCCAGCAGCAGCAGGGACTCAATAACCAGTACAGCGACTGGCAATCTCGTATGCAGTACCCGAGCCAGCAGGTAGCCCTGTGGCAGCAGGCGCTCTCGCCCGGGGCCGCCATGATTGGGGGCCAGGCCGGACAGTCTGGTGGGCTCCTGGGAGCGCTGGGCGGGGCTCAGTTGGGCTCTCAGGTGGGCTCGAGCGTCTACAACTGGTGGCAGGGCTTGCAGCAGCCGAACGATGCGTCGGGGCTGTCGCCCGTCGAAATCTACGCCAATCGGATTCCGGGGTACTGAAGCATGCCGCTCAACATCCCCGGCCTGCTCGGCGCGCTCGCCGACCTGCCCGGGGTCATCAATCAAGGGCTCTTAGGTCCGCTGCCCATGAATCCCGGCATCGAGCAGATGCTGGGTCAGCAGGGCGGGCAGGCTCGACAGATGGCCTCCAACGACTTCGCCTCGAGTCTCGCTTCCGGGGCGGGGCTGGGCGCGTCCCGAGACTATGCCCGACAGGGCTACAGCGGGCGGATCTTTGATGCGCTCAAAGAGCAGGAACTGCTGCGGATGGGCGAGTCGCGCAAGACTGATGAAGCGCGCCAGGCTCGACTCGCAAAGGAGTTCCCGCAACTGGCGAACCTCTCGCCGGAGATACGGGAGCAAGTGATCGGGAAGCTGATCGCGGCCGAACAGGCGCAGGTCAGCCCTGACATCCAGGCGCGGCTCGAGGCCGATCTGGAGGAGCGCGCCAAGCAACACGAGTACGACATGGAGCTCGCCGCCGCGCGAAATGCAGGGGGCGGGGGCGCTGGCGGCGGCGCGCCGGCCGCGGTCGAGGAATACAACTTCTATAGGAATTTGCCCGAAGCCGAGAAGGCGGAATTTCTGCGAGTCAAGCGGATGAACGCCACGCCTCAGATTGCACAGGACATCGCTGCTGGACGTGCGCGGGGCGCGGTCCAGGGCGAGACCGCCGGCAATCTGCCAAACATCGAATTTAAGGCACAGACCGCGCTTGATACGCTGGACGCGCTCGAGAAGTCACCGGGCTTTAACAACATATTCGGCCTGGCCTCAGTCGTCCCGATCATACCGGGGACCGAACAGGCGAATACCTACGCGCTCTGGGAACAGACCCAGGGCCAGGCATTCCTGTCCGCGTATGAAACCCTGAAGGGGGGCGGACAGATTACGGAGATCGAAGGCCAGAAAGCCACAGCGGCGATCACGAGCTTGGCGCAGCGCAAGCAGAAGCCGGCCGCCGCGCGTAAGGCCATCACGACGCTGCGCGGGATTATCAAGACGGGCCTGGACCGAGCAAAACAGAAAGCCGGGCAGGCGCCGGCTGCGCCTGCGGGTCTGCCCGCAGTGGGCGAGGTTCGCAAGGGCTATCGCTTCAAGGGCGGTGATCCGAGTAAGCCGGAGAGCTGGGAGAAGCAGTGAGCGGCCCCTGGGAGGACTACGAGCAAGGCCCGTGGCAAGACTTTGCGCAACCGGCCGCGCCCGCTCCCGCTCCGATTGCAGCGCCGGTCCCGGTCGTACCGCAACAGAGTCGTTCCCGCGCGGATGAATTGAAGCGCCAGCTCGGGCTCACCGGCCGGGCCGTGGCGGAAGGGCTCGGCGCGTTACCGCTCGCAGCCATGGATGCAGGCGTGGCGGTGCGCAATCTCGCCACAGGCTCGAAGTACGACTCGCCCTCGTCCATGTATACGGCCGGGCTCGATCAGATATTCCCCAAGCGCGAGACGGGACTGGAGCAGGGAGTCGGGCTCGCGGCGGGGGCGCTCGCGGGTTCGCGCCTGCCCGTGCCTCAACTCAAAATTCCGACGCCGTTCGGGTTTCGGGCCGTCAGCTCAGACCCCAATGCGGTGCGCAATGCAACGCTCGCGGCTGGTCGAGAGGCCGGACTGGTCGTGCCGCCGAACACGACTCGGCCGAACATCGGGAACTACTTCGCGGAAAGCATTGGCGGCAAAGCACAGACGCAGCAGATTGCCCAACTCAAGAATACAAACAGGTTCAACGAACTTGGGCGCAAGGCGCTCGGGCTCCCCAAGGGGGCGCCGCTCGAGCCGAAGATGCTGGCGGGGCTGCGGGCGAATGCCGGCCAAGCCTACGAGGCTGTGGCCTCGAGCGGCCCTATTCGCACTAACAACCAATACTTGAATGAAGTTGTGGACCTCACCCGAGAGGCCGACATCATTGCAAAGGATTTCCCCGAGCTCTCGGTCGGCGCCCACGAAAAGATCGGGAAGCTACAAGCCGCGCTATTGAAGGACGAGTTTGACGCGCGCTCGGCCGTAGAGCTGGTCAAGAAACTGCGCGCGGATGCGTCCTCGTTGTATCGCAGCCCCGCCCCTGACGATAACGCAATGGCGCGCTCCTCACAGGAAGCGGCCAGCATCGTCGAGGACATGATGATTCGCTCGTTGCGCGCCCGGGGTAAAGGGGATCTAGCCGACAGCTTTGAGAAAGCGCGGGTACTGATCGCCAAGACGTACGCGGTCGAGGACGCACTCAATCTCGGCACCGGCAACATCGTGCCCGCACGCTTGCGAGCGCAGCTTCGCCGGGGCAAGCCTCTGAGCGGAGAGCTGGAAACGATCGCGAAGTTCTCTGCCGCCTATCCGCAAGCCTCGGCTGAAATGCTCGCCAGTCCGGGCGTATCAGCCCTTGATATGGGAATCGGCATCGGCGGCGGCGCCGCCGTCCACCCCGGACTCCTGGCATACCCCGCTGCCCGCTATTTAACGCGCCGAGGGATCTTGTCGGGCCCCTATCAGAACCTGTTTGCACAACCGAAAACACACGCGGCGGGACTGCTCTCAACCAAAGCCGGCCCGCGTGCGGCGGGGACCGCGACCGCGATCGGTCTGTTTGGGCAGGACCCGTACGAGGAGGAGTTATGACGGGTGCAGATATTGCACAGGTACTCACAGCGGCGGGCACCCTTGTAGCTGCGGTCGGCGCCGTGCTGGTATCGCTGCGCAATCAGAAACACATTGCGGCGGTTCATGCTGAGACGAGAACGCAGACCGACACGCTCGCCGAACAGAGCCACACGCTTGCCGCAGTACAGAGCGTAGCTGAAGCACAGGGCGCGGCCATACAGGAAGTGCATCTCGCCACGAACGGCATGAAGGCGCGGCTCGAGGAGGTTGCGCGCAAGGAAGGCCATGCCGAGGGCGTGGCCGACGAAAAGGCCAAGGAACACAAGGAGCGTGATACATGAGCCTCATTACCTTAGTCATCGTTCTGGTGGTAGTCGGACTGCTCTTGTGGGCGGTCAATAACTACATTCCCATGGACGCCAAGATCAAACAGATCCTGAATATCGTGGTCGTGGTCGCTGTCATAATCTGGCTGCTTTCCGTCTTCCTGTCCGGATCGAACGTGCCTGACATTCGGGTGGGGTAAACCCCTTCCATGGACCTGCGCGCCCTGCTTGAGCTCCATGAGGGGCGGGTCCCGCACGTATACCAGGACTCCCTCGGATATTTCACCGTGGGTGTCGGGCACATGTGCGACAAACTCAAGGGAGGTCGGCTCCCGGACAAGATCATCGACGACCTGCTTGATTGGGATATTTTCGAGACTACTCAGGCGCTCTACAAGGCCCTGCCCTGGGTCGTCGGACTGGACCCGGTTCGCCGGGCGGTCCTCACCGACATGGCGTTCAATCTCGGCATCACGGGCCTGCTCGGCTTCAAGAACACGCTCGCCTTTGTTGCGGCCGGAGACTATGCCCAGGCCGCCGCCAACATGCTCAAGAGCAAGTGGGCCGGGCAGGTTAAGTCACGGGCGGTCCGACTGGCTGAAATGATGCGCAGCGGAAACTGGCCGCCCGACCCATGAGCCCCAATCCCTATCTCGGTCGCAAGTTCATTCTCGCGATGCTGTTCACGGTTGCCGGCTGTCTTGCGCTGTTCCTCACAGACAAGGTGAGTGGCGGCGAATTTGTGACACTCGCCGGACTGATACTCGGCTCGTTCACGGCGGGCGACGTTGCCATGAACGCGATCCATCGTAAAACCGGCGGGGTCCCGGACCCGTGAACGCGCCCACCAACATAGAGGCCGCTCGCAATGCCAAAGCGGACAAATGCGATTACTGCGGCGAAGTCGAGCACACGGGCGCGTTCCAGTGTCCGCGCATCCGTTCGGTCACGTTCGACAACGAGCGCGACGAAATCACGGTCCGTCTCTGGCCCCCAGGATTCATCCCCCCACCAGGTTACGGACCGTGAATGGCTCGACGTAGGCACGTACCGAACGCACATCTGCTGTGACTGCAATCTCGCTCACATCATTTACTACCGGCTCTTTGAGGGCCGGATACAGGAACGATGGAGACGTGACGAGAAGGAAACCCGCCGGCAGCGCCGGCAAGCGAAACGACAATGAAAGCTCTACTGGTGACAGCGGCGGCCCTGATGAGCGCAGCCCCTGTTACCCCGCCCGCCCCGGTAGGGGCAGTGCTGATCTCGGCCTGCGGCTTGACCTATGCGGCCGTGACCGTGTTCTCGGACGGACATTACGAGGACTTCAGCGCGGCCGAGTTCAAGAAGTACGTGAAGCTCGAGGACTATCTACGAGACCTCAAGCCGTTCCACGCTCAGATCGTGGACCCGAAGCTGTGCGGTACCGAAACATGATCCCTGCCAATCCTGGCAGCACGTAAGCCATGTTTGACACGTCACATATTCATCCCTGACGCTCAAATCAAGCCGGGTGTCCCGACCGATCATATCGATTGGGCTGCACGGGCCGTAGTCGAGTACAAGCCTGACGTAATCGTGGTCGCGGGCGACTGGTGGGACATGGCCAGTCTCAACGGTCACGCCGAAAAGGGCTCTGCCGAACTTGAGAACAGTCGTTATCAGAACGACATCGAGGTCGGTAACGAAGCCTTCGAGCGATTCTGTCGGCCGATCGAAATCGAGCAGGCGCGGCTCAAGCGAAACAGGGACCGACGCTGGAATTGCCGCAAGGTGTTCCTCGGGGGCAATCACGAGGACCGGGCCGATCGGGTGGCGCGCAACGATCCGAAGTGGACCGGAATCATCGGCAGTCACAACTGTCAAACCCGCGACTTCGAGCGGTTCCCGTTCCTCGAGATTGTCGAGATCGACGGGATTGCATACTCGCACTACTTCGCGAATACGCACAGCGGGCGCCCCATCGGGGGCAGCATCGAAAATCGTCTCAATCAGATCGGGCGCTCATTCGTACAGGGGCACGAACAGGGGCGCCGTGACGGCCGCAAGCCATATCCCGGCAACCTCGCGCGTATCGGCGTCGTCGCCGGCTCCTTCTACCAGCATTGTGAAGGCTATCGGGGACCGCAGGGCCGTGACGAGTGGCGCGGGATCATTGTTCTAAATGAAGTAGAGAATGGTGACGCTTCGATTATGCCACTAACGCTGAACTACCTGCGAGGGAAGTTCTCGTGAGCGCATCCGATCGACAAGTCAACGGGAATCACTACAAGGACTTTGTTATCCAGCCCGGCGAGTTCATTCATCGCAACGGGCTCAACTGGTGCGAGGGCAACGTCATCAAGTACGTCTGCCGTCACGCACGTAAACACGGTCGGCAGGACCTGGAGAAAGCCATCCACTACCTGCAACTACTGATCGAATGGCAATACGGTGAAGGTCCTCCTACATCAACTGGCCTTGGGCCTATCGCTGCCTTTGTTTCTAACGGCGGCGATCCTGGCGTGCTTGGCCCTTGCGCTGGTATTGCTGACGGAGACGAATGAAATTGACAGCTAGCGGACAAACCGCTAGTGTGGGCGTCGCTTATAGGTCACTATATCTCACGGGGAGACACGAATGAAGAAACTGATTGCGGGTGTTGCGGCTCTCGCTTTTTCCTCCATTGCGGACGCTTCGGTGGTCTGTGCCGGCTGCGACTATCTGGACAGCAGCGCCGGTACGTACCTCGGGGCGCAGGACCCGACACTCCAGGACCAGTCAACGTTCACCAATACTCAGATGGCGGCGGGCGCCTTCGAGGACTTTTGGGTATTCGATCTGAACCCGGCCGGTAACGCGACCATCAACGCGATTTTCAATCCGTTTGGCGCCATTGACGATTTCACGGTCAGCTTGCACGCAGACACGGGGTCGGTCTGCGCGGCGGGCACGCCCGGAGCATGCAGCTCTGTGAGCTTTAATCCTGCCGCGCTCGTAACTGACTCGAGCGGCGGATTCGTGGACATCGACTTCAGTTCCCTTGACGCCGGTCGATACGTCTTTGTTATCTCGGGCAGCGTGATCGACGGGCCGAGCGCGGAATCGTATGCGGGCAACATGAATACTTTTGCCAATGCGATCCCGGAGCCGACAACGGCGCTGCTGTTCGGCCTGGGCCTGGGCGCGCTGGTGTTCCTGCGCAACTTCCGCCGAGCCGGCTCGCGGCATCCCGAGATGGAATGATGCCCATTTGGCTGATGGGGCTCCTATCAGGGCGGGGACTGAAAATCTCCGCCCTGATTCTTTTAGGGGGTGCCGTCGCGTTCGCCGGCTGGAAAGCGAACGACTGGCGCCAGGACGCGGCCCGGCTACGCACTGAGCTCGCCGCTGCCGAGACCCGGCTGGCGAACGTTCAGATCGCCATGAGGGCCGCACAGTCGGCGAGCGAGGACTACCAGAATGAACTTGAGGCTATCCGCAGTCGTCCTGTCAGCACTAGCCCTGTTCGGCTGTGCATCAACCCCCGAGTGCCGGCCCGTGGTCGAGCCCAACCCGGA